GTAAATAGAATTGCCCAAATGAGTTTGCGCTAGTCGAACAGTTAGTGAAGACCATCATTGGGCGACTTGATTGATGTCTATCTCCATGTTGCATATGTCGTCCGGACATAAGTACGGTTCCAGATGCAATCGCTTCCTGTAATAGATTTTTTTCGTTAATATCATATTCTGGCAATAATGATACGCTTCCTTCGGCTACTCTTTCGGCCACATCTTCCCATGTTTCGAAAACAAAATCTTTATCTCTTTCTGGCGCACGACCAATAAATTCCGCAGAATCATTATATTCTACCGGAACATCTGAACCATATGCAACCTGAAACCATTTTTGTTGATCAGGATCAGCCGGATTTAATATTAATTTTGCCGGTGGATTCTCTTTATATTTTGGTCGAAGAATTGTTCTTTCCGCAACAGCGACTCCCATTCCCGCATGTAATTCTGCCATATAATATTACCCTTGTTATTTATTGTTGTTGTTGTCGTAAAATAGTTTTTGCTACATTAATAGCATCATAACAATTTTGATGATTAATATATCGAATAGCGCCAGTTCGTAAAAACCAACGTAAATTTTGTTCATTTACAGTTCTTCGATCATCAGGAATTTCAAAATCTTTAGTTAGTCTTTGAAATTGTTTTTCGAGTGTTTGATTCGGTCTTTCTGTTTTCATTGTTTTACTTTTTTCTTTTTAATTTAAAAGGAATAATACATCCTTGTATTATGTCATCAATGAGAAATAGTATCAATATGAAATATCATCGTCATCATCATTTAACAATTTTCGAAATGCTTCCATATCATCATCTTTAGATGCTAAATCATCATTGGCATCGTTTGAAGAATCTGCTTTAAAAGAATCTTCATACTCTGATGGTTCACTTCGATATTTTTCCATAGCTGCGGATGATTCTTCACCTAATACCGCATTCAACCGAGATTGAAGTTCTGAATAGGTTTTATAATTATTAGAATCGGTAAATTCCCCAATTTCATATAAACTCTTAAAAACCTTTTCCAATTTCTCTTCATTTCCACCAAATAATTCAGATTGAGATTCAAATTCAGATGAATCATAGTTCCAATATTTTACTTTGTTGCTATTCGTACTTGAAGTGCCCTCAACTTGTTTGACTTTTAGTTTGAAATTTGCTCCAGAAAACAAATTGAATGGGTTAATTGGGTCTTCGTCTTCAAATGGGGGTTCCATTGCATTCATTATTTTGTCGAAAATTTTTGATCCATACTTATATAAAAACACTTTTCCTTCATTTTCTGGTGTTGCTTTATCTTTAAGTATGAGAATATTGGAGACATAATGTAGACGACGTTTTCTTTTTCGAACTATATCTTTATCTGTTTCAACTCCGGTTTGCCATAGTTGATTGTTATTCTCACATGCTGGGCATTTTTCACCAATAGATGTTGGGCAATCTTCGATATACCATTGACCAGTTGGTCCCTTAAACCCATGTGTATAATATTTTGCCCAAGGAATATCAGTATCCGGTGCAGGTAAAAATCGAATGACGGCAAAGGCATTACCCGCTTTATCCAATTCCGGTCGCCAAAATCTATCATCTGGAGTATATCCAGTTTGTTCAGATTCTTGTTTGGCTTTATTGACTAATTCAACAGTATTTTGATTTTTTTGCTTCTTTAGCAATTCTTCGAATTTCATATTATTGTTTCTCTTTTGTGGTTAGTAATTCTTTGAAAAAAATTGTCTTGATGATTATTTTCACTTGATCATTAGATAAAAATGGAATCATTATTTTTTCATATTTTTGAAGTTTGAAGTAGAAGTTATCCCATATAAAATTAATACCACCCCCGATTTTTTCGTTAAGTTTTGGAAGGAATTTCATTACTCGATTCATTAAAATCAATGTCTCAATATTTATATCATTCCTCAAAGTTAAATTGATCAAATATGGAAAATTTGTATCTGGTTCTATATCAAAGATTAATTTAATTGGGTTCGATAATCCATGTTCTAACATCGTGTCTCGAACCTTGATTATATCAGATTCAAAATAAAAAGTAAACCCCTCTGATAATTTTTGATACCTTGTTAGATGTCTCATGGATTCATCTGTAAGAAAATCTCCAATCCAGGTTGGAGAACCATACACAAAATTAGAGATGAGAAAATCTAAACAGTCTTGTTCTTTTGAAAATTTAGAACCAATTCTATAAAAGAAATTTCGATCTTTTCTTTTTAAGAAAGATGCATTGGAAACAGATCGATTTTTCCAATTATATTTAATGACATCATATTGTTTTGATGTGAAATGTAAACGTAATGCTGAATATTTCTCATATACCCAATATGCTTCAAGTCTCATTTAACCTTCTTTTGAGCATCTTCGTGACCAGAAGCATATCCTAAACAAGCAGTAAATCCAGTGTACAGTGCAATTGTAAATACAATATCCCATCCATATTCTGGAACACTTAATCTAGAAAGACCAATATTGAAAATAATCCATCCAAGGAGTATATATTTAGTCATTGTTGCTCATCTCCAAAAAATACAGTTAAATCGGCTTCCTTCAAATCATTGATGTTAAATTTTATCATCTTTTTTTCTTCGGCTTCAATTTCGATTTTTCGTTTAATTTCTGGTGTTATGTATTTTGATATATCTTGTAAATCTACTTTTGTTTCATCGGCAAGGGCAATAACCGCTTCGATAAAACTAATGTCACCGCGACCAGAAAAAACTAATTTTTCGACTCCCTTAGAAAAGTCAGATTTGGATAAAAAATATTCGGCAATATCTTCTTCTTTCATTAAAACATATTCTCCTATAGACTTCGCAAAATGACGACATTTTCATTCAACCGACCCGTTGCATTTGTTGGTTTGGTTGAAAGATTCTCTAGAATTTTTTCAATCTGAAGTTTGGTTTTTGTCAAAACAGAAGGCAAAACTTCTAGCGGTTTACGAAGTCGAATACTACTGGATTTTTCCTCATCAATGTTTTGTACAGTTGTTCCCTTGATTCCAAATCCATTAGGAGAATTTGTGTGCAATACTCGCAAAGTTCGATACTTGGTATCGAACACATATAGAAGAGTTTTACCCAAAATCTTATCGGGAGAAAGTGACGAGATTTTGAATTCTTTTGCTTCTTTTTGATATTTTACCGTTGAAAGAATTTTTTCAACATTCGACGAGGTTGAAACTTTAGAAGTACGACGACTCCGTTGTGTCCTATTTTTATTTTCAATCTTGATTAGATCAAGCGAAGAATAAAATTGACGAAGAAACCCCAATGCTCGATTAACGTTTCCAGGTTTTACTTCATATCCTTCATCTTTTTTAAGAGAACACGAAAGTTCATTAATTTTTGCAGACAAAAAATCTTTAATAAGATTAATTGCAACTGCACCCTTAATTTCATAAGTTCGAATCTTTTCATCAAAATCATATTCCTCTTTACGCTCACTCAACGAGTGACCAAACAACCATTGATCAAGCATCCCTTCTAAATCTGCAAGAATTGTCTTATTGACTTTTTCTTTCAATAAGAGTTGAGGATTTTTCTCCAGAATATTTGGATTTTTGTTTTCTGTTTTAGTTCCACTAGAAACCAATAAATCGATATGATTTTTAATGGAATCCCGTTCAGCTTTTGTGAGAGCAAATCCATTTGATTCCAATTTCATCAAACCATAGAACGTCGGATGAAATTGTACGAAATTAAATGTCGAAAGTTCCTTTTTGGACATATTGTATGAGTTTTTAATCCAAGATAGAACAAACTCTTCTGACTTTTTTCGGTCAAAAGATTGAGAATACCAACTCAATGATCGAACCAAAAAGAGTTTTCGATCTTTTTCTGAAATTTCTTTACCCATCGGGTCGGGTTCTGGACCATAAATTTTTTCGTCCAAATCCGCTAGAGTCATTCGACGGGCTGATCGTGACACTTGCTTTTGTTTCATGGGGGAAAGTCCTAATTGAGTACAGATTACATCTTACTCAATTTTGTATAAGATGTCAAGAAAAATTTTGTATCAAAATGTTACAAATTTTCAAATATCGGTGGAACAGATATATTATTTCTATTGAAATACTCGAACACTCTTTTTAATAATAAAGGAGAATATTTGGTTGCAGATTCAATAAAAACTTGTGGATATTTTTTTCCGTCAACCGCAATGAAAATTATTATTTGATCTATTTTAATATTTGTGATTTCCTTAAGCATTAAGGAATAGGCAGAACATTGTAAAAAATAATCTAAAATCCATTTTTTCTCTTTTGTTTTTTTGGATGTTTTGAAATCAATGATTGATAATTTTCCATTCCATTCAATGATCCCATCTACCGTTCCAGCCAATTGTAGTTTTTTTGAATATAGTCTTTCTTCTAATGCATGAATTGCTGTAATATTTGAATCTAATATCGGTTTAGATGCAACAAATAATTCATTAACATGGGGGAAAATTTCATCTTTTTGAATTGGAAGATTGCTTAAATATTGTTCAAATAAATCATGAAGACGGGTTCCTCTTGAAGACGCGAATTTAGAAATTTTAGAAGCATTTTCGCTTCCAATTTTATTTCTCCATTTTTGTAATCCTTTCTTCTTTTCTGGATCATCTCCTAACATTCCTGTTACAGAATAGAATTTAGTATTTGATCCTTCTAAAAGATAATAACGTCCTTGTTCAGTATTAATTTGCTCTAATTTTGGTATTTTAAATAATTTGGGTCTTTTAATATTAAAATTACCAATTAAAACTTCATCATTTGTTAATGTCATTTATTTCTATATAATTCAAATTCATCGTCATCATAATACATATCTTCATCATCATCATTCATTTCATCTAAAATGATAGAATCTAAATCATGAATTCGAATATTTTTTGAAAATTGAGAAGTTTGATTTTTTTTCACTTCATTTTTCTGTTGGCGGGCTAATTTACGATCAATGCGATCAAAGGATTCTTTAAATGACTTTCTTTTAGACATATCAATACTAATTGAGTTTTTACTGAGTGTTATTAAATGACTTTAATACTATTTCGAGGATGGTGTTTTTTGATTCTTTTTAGATTATCTCTAAAAGCAGAATCAGTTTTAGAATGAACTTCTCCATGTTCCCGTACTACTCTAGGTGTTGTTTTTATAACAATTTTTACATTTCCTATTTTACCACAATTTGGACAAATTTCAATCATCCGTTGGTCTATTTTTCGATGTTCTTCAAATTCGTGAGAACAACATTGACATTTATAATTATATGTTGGCATTTGTAATTATGTTACCCAATATGGTGTTGGTCGATTTTTCCAAGAAAAAATATGTGTTTTTTCGCCTAAAAAATATTGTCGATATGATTGCACTGGATCATTGAAATTTTTATACGTCTCTGGCATTGCCAATGCAAACGGCGTAATCGTAGCATCATCTCGAATATTTTTAGGAGGATTAGCCAAAATTTTATGCAATTTTATCCAGGATAAATGACATTTATTATATCGAAACGTGTATTCTTGGCAAAGTTGTTTAAATAAATTATATCCATATAGATAATTCCCTTTTGTCTCACGAATCCATTTTGAACATGGATGATTTACATGGGTTTTTTTATATAGTTGAGTAGATGCTAAATCACCATCTAACACATGATGTGCAGTTGACAGCATTTGAGCTAATTCTAACGGCATTTTGACAACATGTTTGTCAGGATGGTAGCATACACTACGGTTAAGATCGTTGTCAAGTATAAAAATATTCATGATTCGTCATCAGCATAAAAACTTTTCGTATTTTTAAGCATATCACAATCTTGTTTAGTTTGCAAGCATTTTTTTAGCAATCTTATCCAATTGATCCCAAGAACCAGTAGCACTATTCCTAATAGGTAGAGAAATAAATTAAAAGATAAATCAAACATATTATTTATTTAGAAGTTCGTTTAACACCATTGCAAATAATACAATATAACCAAATAAAAAAAGATAAAAAAACAAACCTAATAGATCAAAACTCATTGTTTTTACTTAATTTTTACTGTACTTGCAAGAAATTCTTGAACGACTGGTTTTGTAATTCGTTTAAATTCTGATTGCACTCTTTTATCTTTTGCCAAAACCAATAATTTAGCTTCTTCTGGTTTTAGAATAGATAACATTCGAATAAATTCTACTTCAACTTTGGTTAACGTTTCATTTTGCATTGGACCATTACGGAAAATTTTAGGAATATCATTTTCAATTGCGTGCATTGTTTGTTGTTCTTCTTTTTTTACTGGCGTAAATGGGGGTTCTCCATCTGGCAACAAACTTTGAACATTATCATCATATGATGCCTGAAGAATATAGCGAAGAACTCGACAATCATTTTCTTCTAAGACTTTTAATTTATCCGCTTTTGCCACTTTATTATTTACTTTCGTCAACATTTCATATACAGTTTTCATGTTTGATTAAATTTCCTCTGGTTTAAGTTTAGGTTTTTGCTTAGATTACTAGTCTAACAAATTTTTTTCCGGCTGTCAAGTATTTTTTGATAGTTGTTGAATCCCCACATTGCTATAAAATAAGAATCGATAATATCACTACTCGGAGATATGCATTTCTCGCTAGTCTGCTGTAATATTGTTTTTGGATTTAAATCTGTTTCTGAAATAAAAGCACTTTCCATCAATTGTTTTGATGCATTGCCATTGTCTGTTGCAAATTTTTTTATTGTTTTTGGTGGAACAACATCAAAGGGAATACTTTTTTCACATAATTTATATTTTAGCAATCCACCATTTTCCCCCAGATCAAAAGATCGACCAGCCGATGATCCAAATGAATATCCTTCAATGGCCACATAATCAATTGTATCACATTTTTCTAAAACCCAATCTGATAAAAAACTGAATCGTTCTATACTTGAAGAAAATCTATTCTCAGGGTATTTATATGCTTTGAATTGTTCAGTAGAAATAAAATTCTCATATTTTTTCCCATAAAGAAAAAAATGAAAGGAACAGGTGTTTATCTGCCACGAATTGCCAGAATGAATGCAAATTGCTGGGCTGGTTATACTGTAGTCTACTCCTATGATGTTCAAATGAAAAATCTATATAAATTTTATTTTGTTAACGATGTTACCGATTTTTTTGACC